AGAAAGGAGATTTATGAAGAAGAAAAAGAACGAGCTGAGCGAAAGAGATCAGGCCATCCTTACGACAGCGGAGAAGCTGAAAGCACTGGATGATGTAACCCTTAGGATGATCGACGAAAAGGTCGGAATGATCCGTCAGATTTCGGAGATGTACAAGAAGGAGATCCTGGAACGTGAGCGAGAGATTATCAATCAATGAGGTCGCTGAGATCATCGGCGAGTCTCCCTGGGTGATCCGGAACAAATGCCGATTCGAGGCATACGATCCCCCGATCTGTCGGATTCAGAAGAAGAAGGGATGCAAGCAGAACAGATACATCTTTTACAAAGATATGGTTTATCGGTATGTAGGCAAAAAGTAAAAGGACCGCCTCGGGTAAGACGGTCCAGGAAATGGGGAAAAGTCCAATTGGTGACGACTCTTCCCGAAAAGAATATCACTAAAGGAGAAAAAAGTCAATGAAGCTGCTTAAAGAATTAGGAATGATGGTAGGTATCTTTTCGGTCATGATCGGAGCTTGTGTTCACGAGAATCCGGTCATCACTTTGATCTTTGTTTTGGTCGGCGGTCTGATGGCTCTGCCGGGAATCATCGAGGCGAACAGATGCTGACGATCGACAAGGCCGTCCTCCTGTCTGAGGGCGAATATGAGACATTGAAGGAAGCGGCGAGGATGTACAGAGAGTACAGGCTCACCAGGAAGGAAGTGGACGCGATGATCCACGCGATCCGCGTCATGAAGATCAGCCAGGCGAAGGGAAGAACATCCAAAGAAAAGCTGGATATGCTCGACACCCTGGTCAACTTAAGCAAGAAGCTGGAGGGATACCGTGGCAACGTTTGAAGAGATCAGGAAGGCGAACGAAAGCATCCAAACGATGGACATCCGGGGTAAGGAATACGCCCTCGTTCATCAGCGGATCAAGGCGTTCCGAATGGTCTATCCGATGGGATACATCAAGACCGACATCGTGGAACTGAAAGACGGAGTGGTCACCATGAAGGCCACGGTCGGAGTTGGGGACATGATCCTGGGGACAGGATACGCCCAGGAGAAGGAAACATCCTCCTACATCAACAAGACCTCTTTCATCGAGAACTGTGAGACATCCGCCTGGGGTCGCGCGTTAGGAGCGGCAGGGTTCGGCATCGACACCTCCGTGGCATCTTACGAAGAAGTGGCGAACGCCATCAAGAACCAGGCGGACGCCATCAAGCAGGCACCCGCGAGCAAGGATCAGATAGCATACATCAAGGCGAATTGCTCCGAGGAAGAGTTAGCCAGGGCGATCAAGAAATACGGCACCCTGGAAGATATGCCCGAGTCAGATGCTCAGAAGAAGATAATGTCCATCAATAAAAACAAGATCAAGGAGATTGAACAATGAAGAAGTGCGAGATTTACAGATTAGATCCTACAACTAAGCAGACCGAGGTCATCACCCTCACCGACCAGTATGGACTCCTTCTCACGGAGACCATCCGGATGATCAACGAGGCAGAGGACCCGGTTTTTGTTTGCATCAGTTTCGGCGAAAGTTCGGTCCTTCTTCCGAAGGGCGAGATCCAGTACATCGTCACAAGCGAGGTTAAAGATGTTTGAGATCCCGAACGAAGACAGACACTGGGAGAATCTCAGAGAAGAGCTGGAAGAGGATTACTGGTACGAGGAAGAGGACGACATCGACATCCTCAGTATATTAGAGGACTTAGAAGACCCGTTTGAGGCGTTCTAAGGCCCATAGAAGGGACTTTAACATGAATCATGTAGATTTATTGGGACGGCTCACAAACGAGCCGGAAACGCGATATAACAACGATTTGGCCATATCCCGATATACATTGGCTGTGAACCGGATGAAGAAAGGCGAGGCTGATTTCATCAACATCGTGGCCTTTGGTAAAGCCGGAGAGTTTGCCGACAAGTATTTCCACAAAGGGATGCAGGTCGCCGTCTCCGGACGGATTCAGACAGGATCATACACCAACAAGGAAGGCAGAAAGGTCTACACCACGGATGTCGTGGCAGAGCACCAGTATTTCGCGGAATCGAAACGAGAGCCAAGCAAGGACTTCACCCCGACAGAGGAACCGCTTCCGGAAGCCTTCGTCGAGGTGGAGCAGGCGCAGCTTGATGCAGACCTGCCGTTCTGATGGAACTGTACGAAGAATTATCTGAGAAGTCGAATCAGTTGGATGTATCTGTGAAGCGTCTGAGGCGATCCGGAACAGAATACGCAGAGGCCGAGAAAAATTACAAGATCACCCTGCGGACGGAAGTCCTCAAGCTTCGGGAGCAAGGGTGCGCGGTCGGGATCATCGACAAGATAGTCTATGGTATCCCGGCCGTGGCCGAAGCCCGGTTCAAGCGCGACATCGCTGAGACTGTGTACGAAGCGAACAAAGAGAGCATCAACGCACTCAAGCTACAGATCAGGCTGATCGACGCTCAGCTATCACGGGAGTGGGGACAAGCTAAATGATCAAGAAGATTGAAGGATGGCCATACTACATAGACGAAGAAGGCCATGTATTCGATATGGATGGCAATTCTCCGAACAAATGGATGCAGGACGGAAAGCCGTTCATATGGTTAAGAGACGGAGAAAGGGCGTCAAGACGGAATCTTGCCAAGCTGACATGGACGGCCTTCCGTGGCGAGATCCCGATCGGGATGAGCGTATCTCCGATCAATGGCAAGTATACAGACACAAGACTTGCGAACCTGGAAATAAGGCCGAACAATCGGAGGCAGAATCACGACGTCGGTGACGGCCCGGAGATGCCTCCGATCAAGGACATTGACGTCAACGGAGCGATGAATCTACTTGTGGCGGCGATCAGACAGGCGGCGAAAGATTCAAAGTCAAAGAATGCGGCGACAAGGCAATGGTCGAAAGAGTATCTTTACATCGTCGTTCCTAAGATGCTGGACATCAAGGTCAAGGACGTCGACAGGATCGTCGAGCACTTCACCGGAAGGAAACGAGTCAGGCAGCTCCGCAAGCCGAAAGAGGTCAGAAACAGAGAGAGATGCAAGACCTGCCGATATCGTCAGAGACTGGGACACAACGTTTACTCGATGTCTACGATCTGCGGTTATTCAACATTCACGGGGAAGATGAGAAACTCATCCCCGGAAACTTGCGACAAATATGAGAGGGGTGAGAGCCTTGCCTATAAATTCGCGAACAAAGGGCGCGCGTTTCGAGCGTGAGTTAGCCAGTAAGCTAAGAGCGGAGGGATATGAATGCAGACGCTCCGCCCAGTATGCAGGGAACACAGGGGAAGCGGCCGATGTGATCGGCCTCCCTGGAATCCACATTGAAGCAAAGCATCAGGAGACGATGAGGCTTTACGATTGGATGGCTCAGGCTGTCCGCGACTCAAAGACAACTAATAACCTCCCGGCTGTGTTCCATCGGAAGAACAACGCCGACCTTCTCGTCACGATGCGCTTCGAGGATTGGATACAAATCTACAGAGAGTGGGAGATGGGACAGAGATGAAACAGACAGAGAGAATAGAGCAGTACATGAAGGACTTCGGAGGCATCACAAGGATGGACGCAATGAGGGACCTTGGAATCCTTAACCTTCCGGCCAGGATCAAAGACATGAGAGAATCCGGGAAACTGATCCGGAGCGAAAAAATCAAGGTTAAGAACCGCTACGGCGACGCCGTGGAGTTCGTTCGGTACAAGCTGGAGGCCACCGAATGAAGCCAGGCATGATTCTTTACCGGGAGGAGCTGATGATGCTCCTCATGATGGACGAGAAGGATGCAGGCGAGGCGGTCAGACACCTCGCCCGCCGATTCCTCTTCGGTAACGAACCGAAAACAGAGAATCAGAGGGTCGATGACTTCCTTCAGATCGCCTTACCAAAACTCGAAAAAGATGAAGCATCGTATGAGCGAAAGGTAAGCGCAGGGCAAGCAGGAGGCAAGCAAAGTGCAAGCAAACGTCAAGCAGAAGTCAAGCAAACGTCAAGCACAAGCCAAGCAGAAGTCAAGCAAACGCCAAGCAAAAGCCAACTGAACAAAGGAACAAAGGAACAAAGGAACAAGGAACAAGGAACAAAGGAACAAGGTAGTGGTATAGGCGCGACGCGCACCTTCCGACCGCCAACGCTCGAAGAAGTCAGGGCTTACGTTGAGTCTCGAGGTAATCGGATCTCGGCCGAACGTTTCTTTGACCACTATTCCGCAAACGGGTGGAAAGTGGGCAGGAATCCCATGAAGGACTGGAAGAGCGCGGCGAGGAATTGGGAGCGCAATGAGTTTGCTGACAAAAAGCCGAAGGACGCCAACGAGAATATGCAGACCCATGGATGGGATTATGACGCCCTACAGGCGCAGTCTGTTGCTCAGACTTTGGGGGTGATTTGATGAGTTCAATCTTGCAGATCGAGAAGAAGTGCGCCTTGTGTGAGACCACCCGGAACCTGGAGAAGCACCACGTCATGCACGGCACGGCGAACAGGAGACTCGCTGATCAATACGGCCTGTGGATATGGCTCTGCCCGGAGCATCACAGGGGAAAGATGAGTCCGCACCACAATGCAGCCATCGACCAGGCGTTCAAGATGGCGGGGCAAAAGGCCTTTGAAGAGATCTATTCACACGATGAGTGGATGAGAGTGTTCGGGAGGAATTATCTGTGACAAATTCAGAGGGCTATAGAGACCCGACCGCTGAGAGGGCGATCGGAGAAGCAAGCAAGAAAAAACCGAATCCCAGGAAGAGACTGGTGTATGCGATCTGCGACCTGATCGACTTTTGGGAGAAGGGCAAGGCCAACGAGAGGATCAGAAACCCGGAAGCCTGGGCACTGTATCAGACATGGCAAAAATACAACAACGGAGGACAAGGAAATGGGTGATATAAGGGTCATCGTAAAGCGACCTAACGAGTTATACGGTCACACCGTGAACATCTCGAACGACCTGAAGACGTTCCAGGGAATCGTTGAGGGATACATCGAGACGATCACGATATTGAACAATCCAAGAGTCATCATGGTCGTGAACGACGAGGGGAAGATCAGAGACCTCCCGGAGAACTTCACGATCGGGTCATGGATCAAAGACACCATCCACGGGACGGTCATCCTGTGCGGAGCGGAAGGCGAAGAGTTTGCCGATGTTCCGATCGACATGGCGACCTGGAAGCGGATGCTGGTACAATGGGGGAATTGAGAGATGGTGGATTTGATGAACTTAATAATTTCTGACCGCGATGTGTCAAATGCGGTGAACATGATCGCAATTTCGCACTTTACGTTTACTGCGGACGACCTTGATATGATGCCGGAAGAGATATACCACATAGTAGAGCCGTTTTATATAGCGGGGGTAAAAGAATTCGTTGAAGAGAACATATCTGGCATGAAAGACATGGGGCTTGTAAGGGACGAAATTCCGCTTATAGAAATTGCAGAAGAAGGGGCAAAAAGGGCCGTAGAGCTAATAAACAAAGATGCGCTCACGATGGCGAAAATATGGTCGGTCGTCTTCAATGACATAGAGAATCAGTCGGACGACGAAGAGGATGCCAGGAGAAAGATCTTGGGACTGGCCAAAGGGTGCAGGTGGGAGCCGAAGGATGAATGAGAACGACCTCAAGTTTAACGCCATTATGTCGTCGTGCAAGTACTTGCTTCCGTGCGGGCGGTGTGAGATGACGAAAAAGAAATGCACCGCAGATCCGACGATGACTTACACGATACAGTCAAGAGAGCCATTCAAGAACGACGATGTGGCGAGGATATTGCGAGAGCATGGATTGGAGTGAGGACGATGAATGAGAACGTCGCGGGAGGAATCCAGCTCGATCTATTCTATCAGCTCGCAGACGTCTTTGACCCTTTGCGAGAAGTTGCCACAAGGGCGAACCCGTACTGGACGACATCGGAGCGGAAACTGGTCGAGCTATGCGACACGGACCCGGACATAAGCGAATGGACAAAAGCGGTCAGAGACGAATATTGTCCGTATGGTTTCGCTGGCTACTACGGCGGAGGCGGAGAACCGAACAGTTTGAAAAGCTGGGAGATGAAACCGCGGACCATAAAGATTGAGTACTACGACAAGCGCGGAATCAAGCAGACGATGATCGCGAGCTGGGCGGACTTCGCAAGGGAGATCGCGGATCTGATATGGAGGGGTGAATATGGCGAAAGTATACATCTTGACGAGCGGAGAATATAGCGATTACACCATAGAGGCCGTAAAGCTGGACAAAGACCAGGCGGAAACATTAGAACGGATTCATCCGGACTGGATGGTTGAGGAATACGACACGGACGATATAAAGATTTTAGAAAAATATCGATATTACGTTTCCGTCGGAGATAATGGAGCAGTATACGCAAATATTCCATACTTCGAGCGGCCTGATATGGTATTAAATCGCCCTCGTTATTGCGAGGCAAATGGATGGCGACAAGGATGGTGGGAAGTACACGTCGAAGCAAAAGACGCCGAACACGCTAAAAAAATCGGCCTTGATCTAATCGCGAAAGAAAAATACAGAAAGCTAATTGATGAAGCGGAGGGCGAAAAATGAACGATGATTTAATCAGCAGACAGGCGGCCATAGATGCACTATGGAAGGCACTGTATGAGTATGAGGACAAGACAGAAAAGCAATTTCAAGAATCAGATGAGTTGGATGTCGGAGACTGGATGCAACATC